ATCTACAAGCTAAAGCCTTAGGTCACGATCTAAAACAAAGTAGAGACAATAATCTTTTTTCTGGCGAAACGAAACCTAATACAAAACGTTCAAGTCTGCCAGGTGGAGAACTTGCGTCAAATATGTCTGTTGGAGATAGATGGAGAAACCTTAGCCCATATGCGAGAGGTGGAGTTTATCTAGGCGGTGGTGCCTTGGCTACTGCTGGCATTGTTTCTGCATTGCATGGTCGTCAACACGGAACTCCTAATTCAGAACTTTATTCTAATCCATATGGCGTGATGTAGCTTATGTCTCAACTCACAAAAGAGGAAATACAACAGGCTGAGATTCTGGCTGATCCGGTGCAGTGGGCATGGGTCTATCTGAACTGGAAAGCTCGGGACTATCAAGAAGAAATCTTGCGTGATGAATACTATAGGCAGGTGTGGCGACTTGGTCGTCGTACTGGTAAGACCGAAGAGATTATTATCAAGAGTCTGCACAAAGCTTATACCAAGAAGAGATTCCGTATCATCATTGTTACACCATACGAAAATCAGATCCGAGTTTTCTGGGATCGCTTTGATGAACTGATCGACGAATCACCAGAACTAAGGGCTTCGATCAAGAGCAAGACCCGCAATCCTTATACAATAAAATTTAAAAATGGTTCCAGGATCACAGGCTTCACTGCCGGTACCAAAGCTGGTAACGGTGGAGCTAACGTTCGTGGTCAGGGAGCTGACTGGATCTTTCTTGATGAGGCTGACTATCTGTTGCATGACGATATCGTAGCTGTTACCTCAATTGCCATAGAGGCGCCTGAAAGAATTCATATCTTCGTAAGTTCTACTCCTACGGGACGGCACGACTTCTTCTGGAAGATCTGTACCGACGCCAGGAGTCCATATAAAGAATACCACTTCTCTTCTAAGGTAAACCCCGAGTGGACAGATAAGGCCGACGAAGAGTTTAGGATATTACATACAGAGATCGATTATGCTCATGAAATCCTTGCTGAGTTTGGCGAGGAAGCTGCTGGTGTATTTAGACATGAGTATCTAGAACGGGCCAGCAACCAGATCCATTATTGTTATCAGGACCTTAACTATGCACAAGAACAGCACATAAAAAACAACGATATAACAGTAATGAGACTTGGACCATATGACGAGTACTACAAACCTCCTGCAGGCGGTCTGAGGACCATCGGTGTGGACTGGGATAAGGTCCAAGCGACACCTCAGATTGTTGTGACAGAGTACGTGAAAGAACTGAACAAGTTCCAGGTAATCTATCACGAGGATATTCCTCAATCGGAGTTCACGCTAGACAAGGCCGTGCAGACTATCATCTCTCTCAATAGTCTCTATCATCCTGACTGGATCTATTGCGACAGAGGGATGGGCGAGTATCAAGTAGAGATGTTACATGCATATGGAATACAGCATCCTGAGTCCGGTTTAGAGAACAAAGTCAAAGGCTGGGCGTTTAATCAGAATGTTGAGATAGTGGATCCCGCAACCAGAGAGCTTGTAGCCAAGCCATTAAAACACTTCATGGTTAATAACGGCGTCTGGTTATTTGAAAGAGACCGTATCTTACTATCAGCTTATGATGAGATGCTTTACTATCAGCTTATGAATTACTCTGTTGTCAGAAAATCTGTGAGTGGTGCTCCTATTTACACGTCACATGACGAGCATGCACTGGACGCCTTCATGCTTTCTCTGGCAGCCTTCGCTATAGAATTCCCTGAGATCACGAACACTATTCAGAATCCTGATAATAGTGCTCATCTTCTAAATCTTCCCTCCCCTGCTAAAGCAACTGCTAAGGCGGTATTCCCCGACACCTATAGGAATAGTGGTCGTAACCGTCGTATTGATTGCAGGACATCGACCTGGGGTACGCGTGGTGCTACTACAGGTTCCTCTCCAGTCCGCAGGAAATTTTTTTAATAGGTATCGACGGACCGTTTTTGGTCTTGTTAATACAGTCGTGTTCCTCCTCTCTCTTGTTCGGCTGGTCGGCACACCCCCTCCTACTTGCCAGCCGAACACCTTTATTCTAGATTCTGCTAGGAGGGAACAACTATAAATCTTGATTATTCACCAAATATACAGTTCACTCTACCCCCTGCTACTGCAGGTGCCACAACCACGGCTACTACTACGGCAGCCAACGGTACAGTAACAACGACCACTTCTGGATCACAGTACTCCACTGTCATATCCCAGACTAACTCATATTCTTTGAGTAATACAATTAATCAGATAACTACTCTTCAGGCAAGTAATAACCTGTCAGGAGAATACTATAACGATGTCAACTCTGCTCTGGCTAATAGCCTGAGTATATTGAATGCGCAGTATGCTTATATAGGTAATGACAATAGCGCATGGGCATCAGCCTTGCAGACATGGCAGACTCTCGATCAGACTGCAAGTGCTCAACAAGAATTAATACCATGGATCGCTCAGGTATATCCTGATGAATATCCAGAATATACGGATGCAGTTATAAGTTATAACGGATTGCAACAGGACAGTGACAGCGCGCTACTTACCTTCCAGAATCTTAGTCAGATAAACTTTTCTGTAGCTGATATGGTTAATGTACAGATGAGTTTTATTGAAGGACTAACCAACGTACTATCTGCTTCTATTATGACATCTGATGTTGATAGTTACATTACCGGTGCCTTAGCTGCATATCAACAGGCAAAGCTTGCGCCTGGTATTGCCAAGAACACATTGGTATATCGTATGACTAATGCAGCAAGACAAACAAAGCTCAGTAACTCATTACTGATTGCACAGCAGAGAATGCTCAGCCTTACTCCAACTATACGTTTGCAATTGACAAACGCAGATCAGGCAGCTGGAGTAACTACCCTTCAAGATCTCGCCGATGGTATCGACAAAGATTATTCTACGAAACTACTTGATCTATATAAGACTTACTCCATATATACGAATACTATTGGGACATTGATTCAATCAGGCTAGGGGGAACTTATATCGCTAAGGTAGATATCGACCTTGAAAAGATACTAGAGGATCTTGGTATTGGGGCAAAGCAAGATAACGGAACAATCGAAAAGAAGATCTGGTTGCACGACTATTCTGATTTGCCAAGCATGCAGCTCGTACCTCTTGCAGATTGGCATGATGGTAGCTGTGGTACCAATCATACATTTATAAATAGTCTTGTGACCTACTGCTTAGCCAACGAGGATTGCTATGCCGTTGGCGTGGGTGATCTAGCGGAGAATGCTACAAGGACTTCTGTTGGTGCTGGATTCTTTGAAGAGAATGTCCACATCCAGGATCAGATGGACAACCTATATGAACTGCTTGCGCCACTGGCTGCCACTGGTAGGTTATGGGGATTAGAAGAAGGTAACCACTGCTTCCGAACAACAGCGTTACTTGGTCTACATCCAATGAAGATTGTAGCTGATAGATTAGGAGTTCCTTTCCTTGGATACACTTCCTACCATTTAGTTAAGGTTGGTATGCAGCAGTATCGTGTCTTCGTTGGACATAATGCAGGCGGTGGTGGCCGCACCATGGCTGCCAAATCCAGGGCTGCAGAAAACCCCAAGGATGTTGCTGACTGTGACATTTACATAACTGGTCATACCCATTTTCTTGGTCACCATAGAGCAACGCATTTTGAATTTGATGAAGACAATCTGGTTATGCGTGAACGTATGCGTTACTTTGTGTCATGCGGATCTGCGCTTAACTACTTTAATAGTTATGCAGAGATGTCAATCTTACCACCGTTATCTATTGGTGCTCCACTTATGGTATTCAAAGGTGGTCCGCAATGGGGCATTCGCATCATAGATGATTGAGGACTAGCGAGGTTGTTATATGAGTTGGATAGGAGACATTCTGCGCCGTAGACGGCCAATAGGCGAAGCTGTTCAAGACATTGTGCAGTTCATTGCAAAGTCTGTCAACAAGGGCAAGCCTACTATAGTAACGACAGCACGTAATGCTTTCAGTTCAAGCTCCGTCATCAACTTCAAAGAGGTAGATGATGCCTACAAGAACGATGCTTACATAAGACGAGCTGTTGATAAATACGTTCACCTACTCTTTAAAGAAGGCTGGAACATGGTCGGCAAGAAAGACCAGGCAGTCAACTACATTAAGAGTCGTTTCGATTTGATGGCAGCTGTCACCAATGTACCTACTGATGTATTCATGGTCAACATTGCTCATGACCTTGTGGAGTTTCACAATGTATTCCTGGTCAAAGCAAGGGTCAAAGGTGGCTTTACTTATAGCGGAGTCAAGGCTCAATCTACCAATCCGAGAGGACCAGTCGGTGCATACTTCAGAGTTGTACCTGATGAGATCACTCCACAGTATGATGAACGTGGAGATATCAAGTCTTATAGACAGAGCGTAGGTACTACGAATAGAGAATTCAAACCTGAAGATGTTATTCACATTTACATGAACAAACTTCCCAACGAGTTCTACGCCACACCGAATGTCTCATGCATGTTAGATGATGCTAAATTACTTCGGCAGATCGAAGACAACGTGGGGATGATGATATATCGTCACCTGTTTCCATTATTGCAATATACAGTAGGCAACGGAACCCCAGGTAGCGGTGCTTCACAACCTGAGATTGAAACACTCAGGACTGAAATCATGAACATGCCGGACGACGGCGCCTTTGTCACGACAGACCGCGTGAAGATTAATGCGATCAAGTTAAGTGTCATCAACGCCGAGGCTTACCTGAAGTACTTCGAGAACCGTGTGTTTACCGGCCTTGGAGTATCTCAGGTAGCCATGGGCCGGGGTGACACAGCATCTCGTGCAACTGCCGAGAGTATCATCTTCGATATGTATGATCAGATCAAAGCCTATCAGAAAGTTATGCTTGCCTTCGTAAACCAAGGCATGATTACCGAGTTGCTGCAAGAGGGTGGCTATCAACCCTTGACCAGCCCTGAATATAAAGTAGAGATGCTTTTCAATGAGATCGATGTGGACTCTTTAATTAAACGCCAGAACCACGAAGTATTTAAGTTTGTTTCTAATCTGCAGACCTGGGAAGAGACCAGGAAGAGTCTGAATATGGAAGCAAGTGCTGATGAAAAACGCTTGTACTTCAACCTCGTGACAATACCTGTAGCTGCTGCAAATGCCGCTGCCTACAATGATGACTATACTGCTAATGCAGCCAACCGTACTGAGCCCAAGAACCAACACAGTCAATCAATGCATGAGATGTCTGGGCTTCAGATTAAGTTGGAGACACCGTCCTTTAGTCAGTTTGTCACTGAAGACTATCGAAGACTACAACACGATGTGTTGGGATTACTTTCTGATGGACGTACATACGACAAGAGCCAACATGAGATCAATGGCTTGACAGCTCTGACCTTTCAAATTATTACCAATAGACTTGTCAAAGAAGCCATGAGATCGTATCAGCAAGGAAGCGAACAAGCAATTGCAGATTATAATCAGGCGCCTCTAGGGACGCATGCTCTACCTACCGCCATGAGCACGCGTGTCTATCTATATATGCATAACCTACAGAACGATGTAAAGAACATGATTGAGAAGGCTGCCAGCAAAGAACAAGTAGTTAGTATCTTCGACAGTACACTCTATCGTTTACGATCTACTGTCTCTGATACAATACCTCGTGCTTACAATGTTGGTTATGCAATGGTAGCTCGCTCCCTCGGAGTAAAGACTCTTACAGCTGTATCTGCTGGCGATTCCTGTAAGGGTTGCGAGAGTCACGATGTTAGCCTGGAAGATCTGGACATCATGTCAGTCCCTCCATGGCATCATTATTGTGGCTGTTTTCTTAAAGCCAAAGGAAGTGATTAGCTGAATTGAAGAAGTATCCCAGTGTACAAGTAGACCAGTTTAGATTAGAGAACCTCTTGCCGACTGGATGGCAGGTTCAGGAAGCAGATGGCAGTAAGAAGAACCTGATCTGCGATATTGAGGCTATTCATGCCTGCACTACCGGCAATTTCAATACCTATACTACCGAAGAACTTCGTAAAGCACTGCCTACCTGGACGAGTCCTTATCATAAACCAATCTTGACTCATCACAATACCCGCGACGGAGAGCCAATCGGCAGGATACTTGATGCCAGAATGGGCTATTCGGAACAGGCCAAGCAAGATTGCGTGGTAATAAGAGTTGAAATCTCAGACGCTGAGTCCATGCAGAAGGTTAAGGACGGCCGCTACATTACAGTCTCGATTGGAAGTAGAACATCAAAGGCTATCTGTTCTATCTGTGGACAGGACATCATAGCTGAAGGCTACTGTGACCACGAGGCCGGGGAAGTTTACAACGGTAAACAGTGCACAGTATTACTCAAAGGCATTACTCATAATGAAGCTTCTTTTGTCAATGTCCCTGCCGATAACAACGCACAGGTAGTCGGCATTGTCAGTGAAGGTTATTTGTTTGGAAGTGACAGTCTGGTCAGCTTGTCTGATCCAGGCACTAATTTGTTAGAGCACCAGGGCGGTATGCAAATAATGGAGGCTCTAGGCATCAAGGAGGTTGAACAGTTGCACGTTTTGCAAGAAGCGCATGATACATTACACACCCAGTTCACTGCAGGACCAAGCGATGCATTGCGTGATGCCCATGCCGAGATTGTACGGCAGATGCTTGGCGCCACGATTGAACATGCGATGACAGACGCTCTCGACGAAACACTGCCAGAGGATTTGCGTCCAGTTATTGAAAATGCTCCACTTGATTTTGGTAAGTTCGCTGAACTCTTGGCTCAGTCTGGGCGCGACCTGGAAGCTGTCAATGTAAGTCTGGCTGCTGTAACTCTAGAACGAGATGCGGCTAAGACTGAGGCAGAGAAGCTGACCTTAGAGAATGAGACTCTTCAGGCCACTGTCACACAGTTAGGTGAACAGCTGGTTACGGTAGAGACGGAAGTCCGCCAGGTATTGGCCGAACAACTGGTTGAGTTGGCATTGCCGGCACCAGAAGACCATGCTGTTGCCGTAGGAGAGTTTGTTGTAAAGTCAAAAGATGTTCTTCGGGAATTGCTGACAGAGTCTCGTAAGCAATTCAAAGAGCTGTATGTTGTTAAAGATCCTACTCTTTCTAATGAGGATCTGCCGGACACTTCTGAAGCAACGGCAACAGCTATGCGGGTAGAGGCGTTCTCTGGTTTATTTAGAGGACCATCCCGTGCAATAACAAAGGAGGTTAAATAGTTTGAGCATGATCGATTATGGCGTTAGTGGACAGTCGATTTTCTCACCGGAAGGCAACGGCCTTATCGGCGGTTATCAGGCCGTCCCCTCCACGCCGCAAGATATTAAGCGGACACAGACCAGGCTAGTCCTGAGCGAAAATTGGAGAGCAGCCGAGAAGTGGTTGCTTGATCCGAGACTTCCAGATTTGTTCCAGTATCAGTTTGGCGGCCCATGGTGGGTAGTGATTCCGAAGGGCAGAATCCTCGGAGTAGCCACCAATGGTGGACCGAACAACGATGGTCTGATGAATGGCTACATTTCTCGGTTGCTGTTCAACGCATTGACCTTCGCAAACGGCGGCGTGAGTATTACCGGCGAGACCGATAATACTAGTACCTCTACACCTCCGGGTACCTATACCCGTACAGCCAATCGTCCTGTGGGCGTGGCTGCGAACAACATCATCGAGCAGCGTCCCGATGACATGGCTGATATTCTGCCAGATGTGTTGCCTCGTGGTTCTTACATCGAGCTGCCTCTGATTGATAGCCAGGCCAATGCAGAACAGATTCAATGGGGTTCAGCATATGGAGTACTGCACGGCGGCGACTTGCTCATGTCCGATGCTTATGGACGTTTCGTTGAGTGGCAGGAATATCCTACACTGACTCAGACTATCAACGTAACCTCTTCTGCTGGCGGCGTCGCCACAGTGAACGTTGATCAGCCGATCAAGAACTACGTACCGCTCGGTCAGACCTACCCTGTGACCGTTTCGGTAGTGAATCATGTGGCTCAGACCATCGTTTCTGGCGCTGAGATTACTGGCGTTGCTTGTGCTGCTGGCGCTGTCACTTTGGCAGACCTTGGCACCAGCGCTAATGTAGACGTAACCGTGACCTATGTCACTGCCATTGGTCAGAACTATGACCAGGTAATTGGCCAGGTCTGTGCGATTGATCCGAACCTTCCACCCGAAGGATGGCTGCGTTGGGTTGAGTGGTCGATGCAACAGAAGATGCAGTCATGGGAATACATCTCTTGGGGCTATCGTCCTGAAGACATCTCCACCGGATATCCGTATTCTAACCGGTTCCAGGGTCGTATCCTTGGTGACTTACCTGGCCTTGGTATCCCTGGGCTGACCAATGGTTCTAACATTGAAGTAGCCTATACCAATGTCAAGGTTGGAGTTATTCCGGCCAACCTGCCTGCTGGTTCAATGTTCGATGTATACCTGCCGAACAAGCCGCTGGTAACGTCTACTCTTTCGCTTACCGTTGGAACGACTGCTATTACCGGCACTAACCTGGTCTTCACTGACCCAGTTTCCGGTTTGGTGCGATTCACTACTGCTGATCAGTCTGCAGTTGATCGCCCGATCCTGGCAAGCTATAGTGCAACAGGACAGATTCCCGGCGTGCCTACTAACATCGACTTTGTCGGTGCTGTCGGTGCAGTTCGGATAATGTTGATCTAACGTTACGCAAAGGAGGAAATCAAGAGTTGGCTTACACAATTGAAGAAAGAGCTAAGGCAATGCTCAGTCATTCTACTGATATGAAGCCGGACGACATGGTAACAATCAAGGAAGTACTGAGCACTGCTGATGCAAGTATATTAGTACCGCAAGTAATCGTAGGTGTAATGCGTGAAGCAGCTGAGCCGATCTATATCGGCTCCAAGCTTCTGCAGCGTATCGACATCCAAGGCCCTGGCCGTATCGTGACGATTCCTGTCATGGGCGAGATTAGGGCTCATGATGTAGCAGAGGAAGGTCCGTATACCGAGGAGAGTCTGGACTTCGGACTCCAGACTGCACATGGTGCCATTAAGGTTGGCAAGACTGGTCTTAAGGTCAGCCTGACTGACGAGATGGTTGAAGAGTCACAGTGGGATGTTGTAGGCATCATGTTGCGTAAGGCTGGCCGTGCAATGGCCAGACTCAAAGAAGAGAAAATCTTTGAGATGTTTGGTCGTCAGGGACACCCCCTGTATGATAACTCTATCATCAATGAATATCCCCAGGCACAGACTACTGGCCGGGATTTCTATGGTCAGTATAACAACACTCTTTCGACACTGGACTTTGTCGAGATGGTGCTGGCTGTAATGATGAGTGGTTTCGTTCCGACAGACGTACTCATGCCTACCTTGGCCTGGCTGGTCTTTGCGAAGAACGAATTGCTTGGGCAGCTGCCTTTCGGCGCTCTCGGCGGGACCCCGGGCCAGATTCAGATCAGCCCGAACTCTGTACAGGGTAGAGTCCCGATGCCTCTTGAAGTAAACCTTTCACCGTTTATCCGCTTCGACAGAACCAACATGCTGTACGATATGTATGTTTTGGATCGTAACGAGGTTGGTCTGATGGTTGTAAAGGAAGACATCTCCGTTGAGAAGTGGGCAGACCTTGAACGTGACATCCAGAACATCAAGGTTAAAGAACGTTATGGATGCGGTATGTTAAATAACGGCATGGGAGTAGCAGTTGCGAAGAACCTAGCGTTCCAACTCAGCTACGAGTTGCCTCATCGTCTTATCACCATGGATGCTGCCAACGTGTCTCCTGCACCAAGCAACGCCTGGTAAATCGTTTCACAGTAAAGAAGATGGAGGAGGGGTTAAACGCCCCTCCTATCATTCTTATTATCCCGAGGTGCAACATTGGAAGCTCCTTATGTAATGCTCACATCGCCTAATAATGGAGA